TGAGTACAGTTCATCCATAATTTGTGATGCATTCTTAGGGTTTTTCATCTAGCATTTCCTTAATACTGGTATCAAAGTCACGCATTGCTTCTTTGATTGAGAACTCTTCCCATACTTCTTCTGCCTTGCCATATTTGCTGGCTACTAGGATGGCAGCCAGTGCAGTCACGCACATCTTGGCTTCATCTAACTTTCCCTCACATATGGTTTCATAGACATCACGCAGTGCGCTAATGATGTCAAGCATTCTGGTATCAGATACTGGTATGGCTATCGCAAAATCCATATGCTCTATATGTTCCCAGAAACTCTCATCCAGGGGTAACGCACTCTCTGATTCGCTCATCTAGCCACTCGCTTCCTTGTTTAATCATCATACTATTGACATCTTCACCATCTGGCATACTGACAATGTTGACATTGCCTAACTCTCTACTAATCTTTTTACCAAACTCTAATCCTGCTGCATCACCATCTGCTAGTACAATGACAACATCAAAGTCATCTAGTATCTTGGCATAGTGTGGCTTCCAGTTGTTTGCACCTGGAATACCAATGGTCGGGTGCTGTGTCTTGACACCCATCATAATACAATCAAACTCACCTTCGGTGACGCAGATGTATTTGTCTGCAACAAAGCAAGCCTTAGTATTAAACATTGTAGTTTTAGCACCAACCAATCCCATATACTTTGGGTCTTCGTTGTGCATCCCACGAAAGCGTATATCAACTACACCTGATGGTGTGATGTATGGGATTGCTAGCCTACCTTTGTATGGCTCATGCCCTGGAAGAGGGTCTTCTACCACTCCCAGATGAAATATGCTTGCCTCTTCTACCGAGAGATGACGGCTTAACAGATACTCTGCTGCGAGTTCTATCGCTCCCGCGTATCTCTGTGTTGCCTGAAGCAAGAACTGACGTTGCGAACTTGACAGCCTCACGATAATCGCCACCTTCCTTGTACATAATTAGAGAAAACGTATCGCCTTTGACACCACAACCGTGGCATACAAAGGCGTTCTTATCAAAGTTTACTGCTGCACTAGCGTGTGTATCTATATGAAATGGACACTTCATCTTGCGCCAGCCGTTGCCCATAGCGGGCACGGCTGCGCCTATGTAATGAAGATACTCTTCAATGCTTGGTTTCTCCAAGTGCTCTCCTTAATAAGTCTACCCACACATGACCAGGCATAGTGCAGTACCAATCACCAGGACTTCCCCTACCCTTGCGCTTGTGCCACACTACGCCTGTCCATGCTTTGTCGTTAGCCATCTCGACTATCAACTCTTCTACCCACTCCGACAACTTCATTGTCGCATGGTTTTTGATTTCAATTGTAACTCCAGGTATACCTGATATGTCACCTTTGTCTAGCGTAGCACCAGCCAATCGCCTATCTACATAAGGGAACCATTCTTTAAGATACTTAACTACATCTCGTTCTGCTCCCGAACCTTTGGCTTTGGCTGCGCTACTCATACTGTCATTTCTACCTGTCTATAGTCACGAACTACATCTTCAAGATACATAGAGCCAGGCTCAAATGATAATGAAAGATATGTTGCACCAGTATGGTCTGCTTTACCATAGCGATTTTTAACAGCGGCTACACACAAGTATGCATCTTGCCCCTGCATCATCTGACCTACAGTTAGAACCATTGCTGGAATCTGTGCAACTTTGCCCTGCAATGCAGAGCGTGGCTGACAGGGATAACCCTGCGCACCTTCTTGTGTGTGGTGTAAGACTAGTACTGCTGCATTGGTATCACGTGCAAGATACTTTAACTCTTTCATAACTTGTCGCATACCAGCAAACTCTTCGTGCCCATCAATTGCAATATCCATAAGGTTATCTACAACTATAAGTGTTGGGCTTCTACCCCACATGGTTTCAAATGCAGATACTTCTTCATCTAAATCCTTAAGGGTAGGGCTAGGCTCAAACGACCAGTAAAGATTACTGAACTCACGAAGGAGTGCTTCGGCTTTATCTGGGTCAGTCTTAAGCATGTACTCAGCATGAGCCTGAGTAATCTTAGCCTTCATAGCAAGCAAACGCATTGCCATTGTATGTGCATTGGTATCAGCAGAAAAATATAATGTCGGTTGTTTTAGTCTTGCTGCGATATGCAATGCAATAGATGACTTACCTGCGCCTGGAGTACCTGCTATGACGGTGACTTCTGCTCGACGCAGAATGATTCCTTCTCGCTGGAAAGCCTGAAAAGGTGGGGGTAATGGTTCTCCCCCCACCTCTGGCTTGCCGATACTACGGCGTAATGTTTTCATTTATCCCTTTGTCTGGTCTGGCTGGAATACATTCCATTCAGGTTGATTCTGCTTGACATACTGGGTTGTGCACTTAGTTGGGTCGCCTTGCTGTGCTGGACAGAAGTGACCCTTGTATGGACCGAACTTACCTGTTAGTCCGTGAATACGTGTCATGGTTCCGTGAGGACACATGCGTTGTCCTGCTCCACCACCAACGTTTTGTTCAGAGATTACTACACCACCCAATGCATTGGATGCATAAGCAACTGCTGGTGTTGGTGGTACTGCAGCATTACCCGCTCCACGTACATTAGTTTCAATCTCTTTGACTGCATCTGCAATTGCAAAGATACCTTGTGCAACTAAGTTGCCCAAGTCTTCTGCTGTTTCTGCTCGTAGTGTAACTAGCGTACCTGCTGCTGTTTTAGCAGTGATACTAATAGGTGCTTCTGTTGATGACATATTACTCCTTGATTGATGTGACTAGATTTTTCTTTGTGTCTCTGAAGGTTCGCACCTTCATCGCTAATTGTATACCCTTCCAGCCTTCTTTAATATCTACGAAATGTAATTCGCATTTACCTGAACCTGCTGGAAGATGGACGATGATTCCCTTGTCTTGGTTCACGTCGCCCCAACTGCCACGGGTTGCCGTAGCAGGGTCATACGGCAAGCCGTGTGCGTAGACTGCTAGTTGCATTGCTATCTTGTTTGGATAAGAGATGCTACCAGTTTTAAGGTCAGAGATAAACAGTTCGCCCTTGTATCTAACCACGCGGTCAGGCGTTCCTGCTATCTTAAACTTGTCGAGTACACAAAACTGTTCAATGTTTACATTTTCAAAGTCTTTAGTTGCGTCAGCATAGGCTTGTATATCTGCAACATAATCTTCTGGTATAACACCTAAGTCTTGACCTCTATCATGTTTCTCGGTCAGTGTGTGGATGGCTGTTCCAATTGTTGCTTGCTTGGTAGCACCTGCTGCTTCCATTGCATCTTCAACTAACTTGTCCATCTCCAACTTGTTGTCACGTTGTGCTGATGCAGCCAGCAAAAGGTCAGGTCGTAATGTTAAACCTGCTGCTGCCATTCTCAACTTCCATGCTACTAGTGCAGTGCCATCATCTAGTGAACCTGCAACTGTAGTAGTGCGTGTGTATGGTACTGGCTTGCCACCTTTGGGTGGCACTACCATTGGTCTACCATATCTATCTCTTGGTATTTCTATTTCTGCCATACGTCTCCTTAGATTAGCCAGTGGCGGTAGGACAAGGAGAGAGCCAAAAACCTACCGCTCACTGGTTGTCCCATCATAGCATAAGGAACGGCTTATGCATTGATGTCATGTCCACAATGTGGACAAAGTTTTTCTTTGCGTTTATATACTTCGTATCTATTGTAAGCGTCTTTATAATTCTGATGCACATATACTTTGCATCTATTACGAGAATTATATAAACGTATGACTGCACCTGATTGGTGCAGCACTGATAGTACTCCACTTGCAGTACCGTGATGCCAGCCTGTTGCTATGGCTAACTCTTTCCAGGTTAGCCCTAACTCACCTGCTTGTTTTAAATATACTAACGCTGACTGCTGGTTGTTTAATTCCCGACCAGAGTGGATATTATCTAGCGCTCTCTGCTGAGATGTATCCGTGCCTGACCAGCCAGCAGTACCGTTGTATGGTACGTAGGCTTCCGTCATTTAATATCGCTTACCTCAAGAGGTAGCGACCATATATCTCCCCAGCCATGTATCTTACGCTTAAGAGAAATCTTTCCGTCTGCTTGGATTTCAACTAAAAAGTATTCATCTTCCTCTTGGAAGATTTGCATAGTAGTTACTGGTGTCTGCATTAGTAATCTTCTTGGACATCATCAATGTTAAATGAATCTACATCAATGTCTGCACCCCAACATGAGACCTCAGTATTATCTGTAATGATAGACTCAATTTCGTCTTCATCTTCTACTTCAATATTAAATGTTCCTGTAATAGTGAAGGTTCCGCTGTACTTGGTGGTAAGTTTGGATGCACCAATGCGTTCAAGCATTGCATTGACATCTCCTTTGTTACATGTTGTCTCACCATCTTGCCATTCACCTTCACTGAAGAAGTCACGTATCTCGTTACGAATACTACGGATTTCTTTGGAGTTGTTGTCTGCAAGTTGCTGAACTGCATCTATTTCCCCTGCTCTTTTTCTGAAGTGCAGTACTTCTGCTTCAGTGTATGTAATTGTAGCAAGTTGTCCGTCTGTTTCTGTGTTGACTGTGATTGTGTTCATGTTTCCCTCTCGTTGTTTGTGTGTGCTCCGTGTTCGCCACTGGCGGAGCAACCCAGTGAGGTGTCCCTTATGGAGAAATGAGGATAACGACATAAGTTCTGCGATTTTACCCATGCTAAGGTAAATCTATGCAAGCACTAACTCTAGTGCCTTATCTTTAATGCGGTCATTGCGCCCGCTGATGGTGGCAATGGCACGCTTGTCAGAGCCACCAGAAGCGCGATGGTCTGCATGTTCAATGACTGCTTGCCATGCACCAAAGGCTGTGCCTCTGATGTTTTCCTGTGTAGGAGACTCACTGTAGATAGACCATGCAGATTCACGACCAGCCAAGGCTATAGTACGCTGACGCTTTTCGCCTTGTGATAGTAGATGTTCTGGCATCTCTTCAATTGTACTTGGCAATGACCATACAGCCTTGAAGATATTACGTACTTGTCGGTCATCAACTTTACGTCCAAGCAATGTACTTGCTACCGCTTCATACTCTCCAATAGAATCATAAGTTAACTGTGTGATATTACGAATATCATTTACAGATAACTCCGAGTTGGTAGTGTGCTTCATAGTATAGGTGTAATCATTTCTATGTTTACCTTTGATGATGCGATTGACTTGGTTCATGCAGTATAAACGCTCAATGATTGGGCGAATACGAACTGCGCATGAACCATCATGTGATGATTGCACTAGTAAGAACGCAGCATGTGGGTCATTGGCTACTTGAACACCGACTGGTAACTCCATTACCATCCAGATGTTGGCACCATTGTTGTACTCACCTGCTGCAGTATAGCGTGCATCACCTGAATCAACTAGAGTATCAAGTGCTGAGAACACTTCCATGTTTTGAACAATCTTATACTTGTCACCGACAACACCAATGACTTCATTGATATTGTCTTTGCCTAGTTTAAGTACAGCCTGCTTCTTGGGTACAGGGTAATAGTCAGTCAATGTTTCATAGTTATTAACATAGTTATTAACATACGCTTGCATGTCTGCTAACTGTACAGTCCAGTCAAGACCAGCCTGCTTTGCTGCTTCTGATGCAGAGCCTGCATTAACTGCAGTCCCTGCTTGTACCCATGCCTGTTTGTTTAGGCGTGCGACTGCTTTATTATTATATGCTTCGCTAACTTCTATCATTAGTTACTCTCTCCATAGATTCCTGCTACTACCTGAGGGTGTAGTTCTTCGCGCATCTTAGCAAATGACTTTGGTTCCCATCCGCTACGGAATACACGCATTAACAATAATGCTAATGAATAATCTGTTTGTGCATTGATTAGCATTAGGACTGCATTTGCTGTGTCACCTTGTTCGTATAAGAACTGAGCAAGTAAACATGCAGGTGCGTTTATAAACTCACTGTCTGTTGGTGCGTGCTCTACTAGATACTCAAGCATGGATACTTGCTGTTCTGCTTTGGCTGGGTCAAGTAGACCCAGTGCAAAGTCACGTACTTGAATGTCTGTTAGATAATGGAGTACAAGTGCAGTCGTCTCCATACTTACAACATGTGGTGCATTAAAGAATTCAGTGATTAGGTCTGCACCATCACGCTGAATTGCATTGTCTTCATTGTCTACTAACGTACCCAACTCTTCAAGTCGGTCAGTTATTTTCTGTGCTGTTATCATGGCTCTCTCTTTCATCTGCTTCTATAAATATCCAGCGAGTAAATTCTACTCCAGGATATAACTTGCATGCATCTTGGACCATCCATAATGCATTGTCATCATCACCTGCTTCAACTGTTATGTCGCAGGTAACTCTATAGTATGTCTTCATTTCTTTAACAAATCTACTAATTGTTTGTTAAAAGAATTGAATGTTTCTATCTTTTCTTCTTCTGTTAAGCATGCCCATAGATAACCCATTAGGTATGCATAGCCACTGTCTTCATCATTATTGCGTATTACTTTTGATATACGCTTGACTTGTTGTAGCATTTCCATTTTGCTATCCATTAGTACCAACCTTTCTTTTTCCAGTGTAGCCATGCAGCCGATGGCTTATCATATCGGTGAGAGATATACGACAGCCCCCTCTCAATCTGGAGAGGGGCTGGAGTACCAGGTTTAGTCTTCAGTACTTGTGCTATTCCGTATGCTGATGACCAAGGGTTATCTGCTAAATGATTCCATGCTGATTCTTTACCCCATAATTGACCAAGTGCACGCCACTCAGACTTCTTCCATTGTGGATAATGAACTGACATGTAGCCACGTGCATATACTCTTGACATTGCAGGTGTCCATTGTTTAGGTCTGTTGTCATAACATTCAATAGTAACTGTTTCATACATCTTGTCTTCCATGTGCTTGATATAAGACTTAACTGGTGTTCCAATCAAGCCAGTAAATGCAAGCAAACTTGTACTGATAATCACTTGATACTTTTTGACGGCTGTAAACATAGCCCTCCTAGTCTGCGTAGATTACATCAAACGGTTCGTCTGGTGCATTGCATATACACTCCCAAATAAAATGACCACACTCATCACACTCTTCATCTTTGCCAAGTGCTATGTCATCATCAACTCTAGGTTCACTCACTTGCAATCAACCTTTCATCTACTAGTACTTTAGTCTTTCGTGTACTAATACCACGATTATTTAAGAAAGCATTATATAATTCTTGGTACTCATCATGATATTTGTTGGCAAGAAATGTTTTTGCATAACTTGCTGCTTGTACTCGTATCCTCATAATATCATTCGCTGTCATAATCTTCTTCCTCATTCAGCCAAGGGAATAGTCTGTGCTGCTCGACGATAGCCCACGCGGGGGCAGAAGTCGAGCCTTTATATGATACACCTTTTGGCATATCAATCATTCGGTTTGTTTCTTGTTCCCAGTATGCATTGAGTGCATCAACACATGTCTGTGCCATAAATGCTGGCACAGGTGGATAGAAGTTACTGACTAAATGTATTTCTATCTGCTTTAGTAATGGTGCATCAAGTTCTGATAACGCTTCTGCTAGTTGTCTTCCCATTAGAAGGGTCTCTCGACATGTGCATACATACAGTTGTCTCTGTATTCTTTAAAGCGTTCTCTTGCTCTGCGTTCTTGCTTAATCAATACATGATTAGCAAACAATAGTATACCTATAGTTGTAAGTAATACTGTAGATGAAAGCATAATAGCAAACATCTCCATAGTTGATAGGTTCATAACTTAGTCTCCTTAGTTCTAGTAATTATCGGTGATGTGTTTAATTAACCATATAAAAAAACAGGTGGCTAGCATAGTAGACTAGCCACCTGTTTCTATATTAGTTAACTTCTACTGCATGTACTTCGAACTGCACCACTGGTGCACGACGCTGACTCTCAGCAATATCCTGACGACGGTCAAAGCGTGTAACTAAACGACCTGATAATGTAACCAAGTCTGTTTGTTCTGTACCTGCACGACTCAAGCCAAGGATTTCTCCTACTGTTGAGTCATCTAGTGCAACAACATTAATACCAACAACATATACTTGTCGGTCAGCACCACCATTACTGAATGTGCTTACTTCACGCTGGTCAAACCAAGCCGTTACCATGGTTCCTTTTGAACCACTGAATGTCTTGATGTTCTTCAACTTACCTGTTAGTTTAACTGCATTTTCCATTTGTTTTTATCTCTCTTTTTGTTTGATTAGTTGTTATCGAATCTGTTCAGACCCGCTAGCGCAAGGCGTAGCGGGCTGAACAGCCACTACATACTTAACGTACGTTGTGTTCCAATGGCTTGTCACAATCTTGACAGTCATTGAATACTTTTGGTGTTAAGATATGACACCATTTACATTCTACTTCTCTTGCTCGTTGACGTTCATCATCCAACTCCCATGTATTATCAAGCACACCACCATCAAGTAAATTTACAATTGGTGGTATGTATTCTTCACGTTCATACTTTATAGTACCATCTGGCATATGCGCTGGCTTGACCAGTGCAGTAGTAGAACTTATCCAATCGTGACCGCTTGGCTGTTCCTGATTATAAGATAAAGTCAATTTGTATTGAAGATTGCCTTCATCTACTAGTTCCCAAGCACGGTCTGTTAACTTAGCATCTTTGCTATCCTCACACTCTTGGCATACAGCATCCATTAGCATGCAAGCATAGCAACTATTACTGATTGTTAGATTGTCTTGTGTATAGTCATACATCTGCTTTTCTCTCCTTTGTTGAATGAATCCGCTGGCGCTTTGCTCAGCGGATGAATGAAACATTATTAAATTGTATGGTTGTAATCAGTTGGGCAAGAACCACCCATAAAACATGGGCACTCTTCTTCATCTACTAGTTCAACTGAACTGGATGTAGGTTCATTCATACAATCACCTCATTCCTTATCTCGTATCCACATAAGCAATTTGCCTAAGTGATTTTCTCCAACACCATTACATACACCCCAATACTTATCATACCACCAGTTAGTTTCTATAATCTCTTCACTACCTGTATCCTTTAACTGCTGGTACAAATCAGGGTTCTGCGCAAACTTTGCTTGCAGAACCTGATACATAACGTCTAGTTTTACATCATTCCAGTCTTCTCGCAGGTCTACACGCTTGCCCATAGCCTTGGCTTCAGCACCAGATAAGGCTATAAACTTGTACTTATCGGAACTATTAGCACACTTCTGAGCCTGGAACGCAGACTCAGAGTTCCGATACTTCATGCCGTCATACACGACATCACATTCCCAGAAGTTAGATAGGAACGTACCTTTAATTACATCCATATTACTTACCCATCCTTTCTTCATCCACTCCACACTCAGAGCACGCAACTATTACATGCCCATTTCCTATCGTATGCTCATGCCACTTGTGGCTATCGCATACTTGATTAGTTAACCCACGCTCAAACGCAGTTAACATATCAACATAAAATAAACATACAAGACACTTCATAGCATTTACCTTTCTCTAGTAATTATCGGTGATTTACCGATAATACAAACCCTCACCTCAACCCACATCACAAACTGCGGGCACAAAAAAACCCTCTCCGAAGGAGAGGGTTTTTCTGCTCTGCTTATTGCACAGCCTCTACCATGTAGGATGTGACCCAAGCATTGCCCATCTTGCTGGTCTTGAACCAGCCAGAGACATCAACCTGTGGGCGGACAGTTGCCTTGGCAACTGTACGTTCGCGGGTCTCCGTGCTCTCAGGCTCGCCATCTGCGAAGGCGAGGTCACCGCCTGATGTATCAGGATTAGGTGATTGCTCACCGAAGTAGTGCAGTTGCAATATGCGGAATGAATCAACTGCATCGAATGACAAGAACTTATGTGATGCTTCGAACTTGCCATTCGCATCGCGAACATTCAGGATACCGCTGGCATAAGCGTTGCCATTCTTGGCGACGCCAATCTTCAGTGAGACCAGTTCAGCCCCGTGAATGGAGTAGATGTGTTCGGACATTGTGGACCTTCTTTCACTTTGGAGTTTTCAAGTTGCGCGGTTGCGCAGGGCTGCATCGGGCAGGGTTCTGCAGGAAAGTCAAGGCGCGAGCGCCGACCCCAACACGCGTTCCGCGTGGGGGGGTTGACTTCCTAGCAGGTTCCTGCCAGATTGCGTCCTGCTGCACCGCTGCACGCAGAAAATCCATAGTAGAAAGTGGTCACAAAGACGAACACTCTACCCATGCAACGGAGCGAACAGTCTCACAAGGAGATGGCGGACACCATGATTGGACAACGGCAATGCCGAGGTAGCCAATATGTTCCGCGAAGCCTGGCAAGGAGGGCTTCACTAAGTTCAACATTCGATAGCGTTGAACATGACAGCATTGCTACTTGCACACTCGGTGTGCTTGAGCCTAAGCCAATACATCAGAAGGCACCGAGCCTTCTGCTGATAGGCTAGCCAAGAGCATGAGCCTGCGAATCGGCATGCTCGCATGCCGACTACAGGTTATGTCTCTGTGCTGGCAAGACCCAAGCATGGGCATGTCTTAGTCACAGCCACAGGTAGATGCTGGCATTTTGCAGAGCAGTACTGTGTCCCGCAGTCATGCCAGCAGATAGACTACCGTAACTGTTACGCCAGCATACTGCTATCTGTACCACAATTAAACAGTCTACAGGGTCAGTATGACCCCAGACTGTTTAATACAGCACCAGTTATATTACAGTATCTCTACCTACAATTTTCTGTTACTATAGTTACAGGGGCTTAGATACTGTCTGACCTGCAGTTTTGTAAATAGTTAGAAGCAAATAGTTCGTTTTACCTGTTTGAACGGATTAAGTATATATAGAGCAGTAAATATCTTCGCAAGTCTTTAATAGCCTTGCTCAGATACTGTACAAGTAACTGTACAAATTGCTATCTGTAGGGCGGGCGTAGTCTGCCTACAAACTGTTGGGGGATGTACGTGGCGACAAAAGGTGGCTTTCAAAAGGGTGGAGAACACTTCGCCGCCAAGGGTGTAGCAGTTGCCAAAGAACAGGTATTAGAGTCAGTTAAGGCTGGCATGTCTCTCCAGGCGGCAATGGTGAAGGCGGGGAAGAAACCCGACACGGCTCGTATCTGGATGATGCGCGACCCAGCATTTGCACGTTCCTTGGAGGAAGCCCGCGAAGACGCGGAGCAGAAGTCTTTTAAGAATCTTGGTGTGGAGAAGGAGTCAATTCCTTTCAAGGACTTCTCAAAGTTGTTCTTGGACCAGACTGTATTTCCACACCACCAAGACTGGATTGATTTGCTAGAAGGTCGGGAACCTTCATGGCTCCATCCGTCTATGAAATATGAGCCAGGACAGAACAACCGCCTATTGGTAAACGTTCCTCCTGAGCACGCTAAATCCACCGTTATCACGGTGAACTACTCAACTTACCGCATTGCCCTCAATCCAAACATCCGCATCATTGTGGTATCAAAGACCTTGGTTAAGGCGCGAGAGTTCGTATACGCTATCAAGCAACGACTGTCTCATCCACGCTGGCTTAAACTGCAGACCGCATATGGTCCAGAAGGCGGCTGGAAACAGGACGCAGATACTTGGCGC